TAACTCATTGCCATTAGTATCTAAGATAGAAGTACCAATTTTCGGCGATGTCAGAGTTTTGTTTGTTAAAGTCTGTGTTCCAGTAAGAGTTACATCTCCATCACCTGAACCAAAAGCTAAAGTTATAATATCTGGGTTAGATCCATCATTAGCTGATGCAAAAACTAATTGATCTCCTTTATCTGTTGCACTGAAAGTAAAGCTGTCTCCTGAACCAGTTATATATTTAAACTGAACAGTATAAGCCCCTGAAGTTGAATTTCTTAAGAAATAAAATGTTTGAACATCATTTGGAATAGTTACGATTTGATTTCCAGAAATTGAACCTGTGAACTCAATCATTCTGTGCGCAAGAGTTGCACCAGTTGATCCATCAGAAACTGATAAATCAGTTTGTTGTGCACCACCGGCTATAGATTGTTGTGTAAATCCGCCTGAAATTTGTTCAAGAATATTTAAATTAGTATTAGTTTTTGTTCCCCAAGTTCCGGCATTTTCACCGGTTGCCATTAATTCTACGCCAAGCGCTGTATATGTTGATGCCATATTATTTTCTCCTTAAATTCACTAAGCAGCATGATTTACGTCTGTATACGAAGTATTGCCAGTTATGTCAATATCTTTATATGCTATAGTACCTAAGCCTGTTGTGCCTAATTCTGTTGTTGCTTCTTGTCCTTCTAATCCCATTACATCTGCAGGTGTAATTGCTCCTACAGAAGAAGTTGCTACAGAAGGTGCAGTTAATGGAACACCTATTCCTACAACAATAGATCCTACAGCAGAAGTTGCTGGAGAAGGTGCTGTTGGTGTAAATACTTGTGCATCATTAACAGTTACTGATCCTATATTAGATGTTGCTGAAACTCCACTTATTCCTACTACGTCTGCAGGCGTAATTGCTCCTACAGAAGATGTTAAATTACTAGGTGCAGTTAATGAAACAATAACTCCTGTTAAAACTGATCCAACGCCTGTAGTTGCTGAAACTCCAGATAAAGATAAACTTCCCGATCCAAATAATAAACCAGGTGTTCCTACTGATGATGTTGCAGATTGACCAGTTAATCCAACTACCATTTCTGTTGGAGATATTGAACCAACGGCTGTTGTTGCTACTCCGCTAGATGCTACATCAACAAAAACAGTGGTTGCATTTTCACCCCAGTTTTCAAATCCCCATGTATCACCACCCCATCCTTGTTCAGGAAAGGCTGTTACACTTCCTACAGCTGTTGTTAATTGACCTGCACTACTTAATTGAATAGTTGGATCAAAACTTTCTCCCCATGGTTCTTGACCCCAATCATCTCTTCCCCATCCTTGTTCAGGATAAGCCACTAAAGTTCCAAGTGCAGAAGTTGCAGAGGATGGTGCACTAAGTGTAATTGAATTATTGCCTTGTGCTCCCCATTGTCCATCATCCCATGAAAGTAGTCCCCACGTGTTTGATGTAGGTGTGTTTGCTTGACCTCCCATTCCTGGGTGAGCTGAACAATAATAATAAAGTGTAGGTGCTGAAGTAGCTACACTAATTTGTGTATAAGCACCCGATGATCCTGGAGTTCCGCTTGTAGTTACTCCAGTAGTATATTCGGATCCACTATTGTGCGTACCATCAGAGGTTGTTGAAAATCTTAAAGGGTGTGTGTAATTTGATGAATCAGATTGATCAAATTTATAAACTCCGCCTTCGGCTAATTCTACTGTAGCTTGTTGTACGCCATCAATAAAATATTTATTGCCGGAACCAGTTGATACAACCGTAACTGTAAAAGTTCTGGTTATGGACATAAGGACTTACTCCTTATGCTATTCTAACTATAGCTGTTGTAGCTGCTTTAGCAGGAAATTGAATTGTAAAAGTTCCAGAAGAAACTGTTTTGTCTCCTCCGAAAGCTACTGCACAAACTGCAGGATCTCCTGTTGCAGTGTCATTAAAAATTAAACAACCGTTAGCTGTAAAAGAAGCAGACGTCCAAGATATATCATCAAAGTCAACACACGCTGTTGAACCATCTAACGATGGTGTAATGTTAGTTAAAGCTTTTCCTTTTGCAGAATAAGCAGATCCTGACGTGTTAGTTATTTCGTTTGATGTTGAATAAGCTGTTGTACTTGCACTTAAAGTTGCAGAACTAGTGTACAACGCAATGTTAAAAGTATTTCCTGTTGACGCTGTAAAATTGTGCGTAGCTGTTAGCAGCTCATTTTTAAAGCTATTGCATATTGCTGATGTTATTGCCATAATTTTTCTCCTTATTACGGAGACGGTGAAGGGACTTTAATTCTAACAGTTCCGTCAGTGTAATCGTCTCTTCTTCGTCTACCTAGCTGCATTGCTGCAAACTGTGTTACTGCTTGTTTATATTTATTTTCATATAATGTCAACATATCTGTTGGACCTTTTAAAAACCCATAAGTCTCTGCTAAACAGCAATACAAAAGACCTTGTGGAAAATTTAAACTAATGTAGTTTGTGTTAGATCCCTCTAATAATACTGCGACTTTGTTATAATATATTCTATATTTATAATTAGCATCTGGTGTAGGTGCAAAATACATACCTCCAGAAGTCGTGTCTGAAAGGCCTGTAGCGCCACCAAACATAGCATAGTACTTAGGAAACCCTGTAACAGAGTTAGCTGTGTCTGTAGGGGCTTGTATTTGGCCTGAAGGGCCAAATTTTCTGTCAACGAACTCTGCTAGATAGGACTGATCTTTCTTTTCTAGCCAAGTTCCATTGCCCTCTGTATTGGCTGTAGAATTAAATACTTCTATACCTCTTACAAATAAACATCCTGCCGGAGCATTTATTGTATTGTCATTAGCAACTAGTGTACCTTCTTGAACAAACCTATCAGCATCAATAGGTACATCCATCATTATTCTTTGCTGAGCATTTAAAATAATGTTTTCTAAAACAGCGTCAGTTAATACAGTATCGTCTACTTCTGTATAACTTCTGATCTGTGTTCTTAATCCTGATGCGCTTAATCCTGACATAATTAACTTCTATCATTAACGGGTCCAATTGTACACTGAAAACCGCCTCCTGTTTCTGTGCTAGTAGCATTACTAGCTAATTCAAAATTAAAACCTGTTTGAATAGTTTTATATGCTGGATTTCCCTGGCTGTCATTGTATCCTGCTAATTCTTGTTTAGTTAAAAGAGCTGTTATTTTAAATGCTCCAAATACTTTTGCTCCTGAACTATGTGATCCGGCCGTAGTTGTTTCAGGAGTCACACCTCTATAAGGTGCACTAGTTCCTCTTGTACACCCTGTTAAATCAGTTCCTGAAATTCCTGTGTATTCAACAACTTCGTTTTCAAATCTACCAGTTACAGAATTAACTTTTTCAATTACAATAAATCCACTTGTGGGCATATCAGTAGTGTAGTCTAAAGATATTGTAGTTGCACTATCAGTAAGATCACCTTGTAAAACCATTCCTGATACTTGCAAAGTTGCAACATCAACTCCGCCTACGGGTGATTTAATATCTCTAAATCTAACGATATCATCTACATGCATTCCTCCATTTTCAAAAGCTACAGCAACAGTTGCGTCAGCAGCCGTAGTTGTAATAGGATTATTTTTTAAAAAGTCTTCTGTTGGAAATTCTGTTCTAGCAGTTCTTGCTCTTTGTAAAGCTTGTGGATCTGCACTTGTTGGTTTTGGATCTAATTGTGGTTGCTTAGGCTCGTATTCTGAAACATGGACCAGGGCACCATTCCATTCTCTAACCATTTCATTATATGGAAAAGCCATACCAGATCTATCTGAAATAGCTAAAGCATATTTACCTTGTGAAAAAGTAGTCATTAACAAATACCCGGATAATATATTTTAGGTGATATATATGTAGAATTAGAAGAACCGTCTTCGTCTTCTGCTCTTAATAATTCATCTTCATATAATAATTTTAATTCTTGTACTCTTTGTGGTGCGTATTTTACAGCTAAGTAATAAGATAAACCTGCAATCATACAAGGCACAAATCTGTATGGTACATCTGTTGCATTTGTATAAGCACCCACATCATCAATTCTTTTTGTGTAATAAAAATTTATAAAGTCTCCTGCTTGTGAACTACCTGGAGTTAAGTATAAAGTAACAGTTGTTTTATCAATAAATCTTTGAACCCAATATTGTGTAGGCAATCCTTTGTCTGTTTTATTTGAAAATCCTTGATACTGTGATCTACTAATTTTTGTCATAGGTGTATCTACATTTGTAGACGCCTTTCTAAAATTTAATTCTTGTATGTCAGTCATCCCATTAGGAAACTGTAAAACAGCATCACCTGTTGTGTGTGTTGCTGCTGTGCTACCGTTAATTCCTCTGGTGCATCCAGTTAAATTTAAAGAAGAGATTCCTGTATAAGAAATTTGTTCAGATCCAATTGTAATAGTTCCGCCAACTGTAGGCATTCCTGTAACAGAAGCTACACCGATTGTTGCAACTGTAGCATTTATTCCTGCAGATAAAGTTGTGCTAATACCGTCAGAAGCACCATCAGAAGGTGATCTAAAAAAAGTGTAAACAGACTGTCCATCTACTAATGTAACACTTTGATTTTTAACTTCCCAAAAATGTAAGCCTCTATTTCCCCATTCAGAAAATAAAATATTTAAAGATCTTTTTGCAGTTTTTAATTGATAGCCTGATACACCTTGAATACCGATACGTTCATACGCATCTTCAATAATCTCATCAATGCTTAGGTTCTTATCGAAAACATAAGAGCCTGAAGTAGTGTTGGCCATTTAAGCTCCTTACCCGTCAAACTGTATAGATAATCCTACTACTGCAGTTCCTGAGTATGCAAAATAAGCTCCATCTTCACATAGAAT